AGATGTCATAAGCAATGAGGTTAGGCATTGCACGACGAACGAGCGAGATCAGAACAGGGTCGAAGGTGTCGATACCGCCAGTGCCGGCAGTAGATGACGAAGCACCCATATTGTTGACTGGAAGAGCCGAAGCTGTTTCAGTCAGAGTCTGGAAGTCGCCGTGAGCAGCTGACTCGCGAAGAGCGCGCTGTGTGTTCTCGAGAACGACTGCAGTTACAGAGCGACGAGTCTGGTCCTGGATTGCTGGTAGATCAGCGTGCTCCAGAATAGGCTGCCACTTCTTTTGGATTTCCTCAGCTAGATACATTAGTGTCTCCCTTTCTATACTGGGTTTGTTTAATATTTATAAAGATTATTTCTTCAGAGTTCTTGAAATAGCCTGAGCGTAGAAGTTCATGGCTGGATCGACAGAAACTGTTTCAGCCTTTACTTCACCCTCAAAAGTCTCTTCTTCGATGTTAGTCGAAGCCGGAGCCTTCTTGACTTCACCAAAGTAGTTTTCCTTAATGATGGAAAGCTTCTTTGCGTATACTTCAAGATCGCCGTCAAAGTCTACGCCCTCAGCGAGAGCCTTGAACTTTTCCTGCTGTGAAAGAGCGAGGTCTCCGAGATACGACTCGAATACTTCTTTCTTTTCAGACTCGACGAGAGCATCCTTGAGCTGGTTGTTCTCTTCAATGGCCTCAGAGACCATTGATTCGAGCTCTTCTACCTTAGCGGCGAGAGACTCGATGACGTCGATCTTTTCCTGTGGAACGTCGATGTAGTGTTCAGCGAACAGACCCTTAAGGCCTTCGATGAACTCTTCAGCGAGTTCGTTACGAAGAGTAGACTCAATGGCTACTTCGTTCTCTTCCATCCACTGCTCAACTACGTAGTCGAGATAAGCGTCGATCTTCGAAGTAAGTTCTTCGTTGATCTCTGCAACAGCTTCTGTAAGCTTGTCGTCAAACTCTTCTTCGAGGCGAGCGTACTCAGCAATGACGCGGGCTTCTACAGCAGCTTCGAATAGAGTTGATGCTTTATCTTTGAACTCTTCAGTGAGTTCTTCTCCGTTGAACATAGCTTCAACATCTTCACGAACGTTGAGCTTTGGCATTGGGTCTTTAGTCTTTGGACCAGAACCACTCTTCATGTCGATCGAAGCCTGATTTGCACCAGACTTGTCGCCTACGCCGTAATCCTTACCAGGACCGAACTGTGCCTGAGCCTGATCGAACCACTTGACGAGATCCTTCTTAGGCATCTCAGCCATTGCACCGATCATAGTCTTCATGATCTCGATGCGTGACTTAGGATCGTCAGTTACAGGGCGCGAAGCTGGCTTAAGAGAGTCCTGAGCGAGAGTGCCCTCCTCAATAGCCTCGACGTTTTCTACTTGATCTTTCATTTAAGGTCTCCCTTTTGGAATTTAGAATTATTTATAAGAATCATCTCTTTATTGTTAAGGACGTCAGATAGTTCTCAAAGATAGCTATCTTCTTCTCTTCGATCTCTCTGAGCGACATCTTATGAATGGACTTCTTCATCTCGTCCAACTTCTCTTCGTGCCAAGTGTTCTTGACAGGATCATAGATCCACTCTACGCCTTCCATGATGCCCTTGACGAAAGCGTCAGGAGCAGAAGGATCTGCCACGATGTCCGCAGCAGTAGCGAGGTGAAAGTCTGGGCCGACCACCATAGTACCGCTCTTATCTGGAGTCAGACTACCCATGCCTCTTGATGATACACCAAGAGACGCGCCTGACTTTAGAAGACCCTTAGCGATGTTACCCATTGGAGTCTCTGCAAGTGCAGCTTTACCGATGAAGTTATCGCCATCACGCTTTAAATTAGTAATTATATGAGATACACGATCGAGGTTGATCTGAGGACCAGCTGGATGTCCGAGCTCGCCATAACCACGCTTTTGATCTACTACTTCTTTAATGTAGCGTTCTACTTCTCTCTCCATAATCTCGAGAGGATAGACACGACCGTTGCGATTCTTACGATTCGCTTGAAGGAAGATGCCTTCGATGAAGTACTTCTTCTCACCACTTTCGGTAGATTCCGTGATGCACTGTACTTCTTCGACGAGTTCGGTAATGAGCTTCATTGTTTTTTCCTTAGTACTTATAAGCTACTGGTGTAGCCAACATGCTAGCACCTATAATAAGATCGGTAGGATCTTTTACAACAACGATCTCACTATTTCCAAGTACAGTAGTAGAAGCATACTGTGTTCCATTAGCATACTTAAATAGCAAAACAGTGTTAGCTGTACCAGAATTAACTACACGAATAATTTTATTAGCTCCGACATTGTTTGCGGTGCTATTGATGCTAATTTCATTGCCTAATGGTTTGATAATCATACGTTTTGACCTGTGTTAACGTCTACTGACATGTTTGGAAAAGTCATAGGTGTATCCATAGTTCCATTCATTACCATAGCGCCGCCAGCTGAACCACCACCGCCGCCAGTAGTATCTGGAACATTTTCATTCTTGTTATCGCCATAGACCATGTAGTCATGAACTGCTGTAACATGATCTTTAGCTACAGCGATCTTTGATTGTACCCATGGCTCGACAATAGCGTCGTCAGAAAGTTGCATTGCAAGATGCATAGCTTTATTAGCGAGAGCTTTTAGTTGAGTCTTTGCCATTTCAGCCGACTCGTCGTCTCCCTTAGTCTGATCTCCACCAACTAGAGGTTGAACTGGATAACCACATTCGTTGGTAGTCTCTTCGTTACGTTGCTTACCATAGTAAGCGCCGAGAGCCATACGCTTGCGCTCTTCTTTTGACTTACCCTTGAACTTTGGATCGTCTGAATGAACGAAGTCGCTGATCCACTTTCCAGCAGGATCTGACTTCTTTAAGACTTCGTCTACCTGTTCGACTTCTTCGTTAGCTTTAGCTTTCTTAGAAGCATACGATGCAAACTTTTTTGACTGTCTAACTGCAGCATCAAACTTCTTAACTTTAGCACGAAATTCATCGTGTGACATTTTAGTTGGCGTGTTTAGAGGAGGCTTATTAACGTCAGCTTTAATCCAAGCTTTGTGTGCCGCTCTTTGTGCAAGACCAGCAGATACTTCGTCTACCTGTTCGACTTCTTCTTTCGAAAGCATTCTAGCAGCGCGCTGAATGCCGCTCTGGCGATTAGCAAGCTTACGCGAGCTATACTTCTCTGCTTCACCTGGCTTAGAACCAGCTTTTTGTGTTCTATTAGCTATATCAGCACCAACATGCATGGCATGCTGCGCAGCACTACCAGATGCAGAACGAATGTAGTCGAGCTTTGCCTGCTTTGAGATCTCATCGATCTGTTCAGCTTCTTCTTTAACTGGCTTTTCACCGACGATACGAGCTGTGTTGTTGCGATCTCTATATTGATTAAGGGCTTTATAAGCTTTAGTAGGATGAACTTCGATGTGCTTCTTTGCACCAGTGTGCTTGTTAGTCACTTCGATGTACTGATTCTTTTCACCCTCATCAAAGCGAGCCTTCTTTGCAGCCGGCGACTCTCCAGTCTTATCGGGGAACGAGTTAGAAGGCTTGTCTTTTGGCATCTTACCAAAGACTTTCGTTCCTGGAGCTTTGTCACCGGCATGATCAAAAGGGCGTGTAGGCTTCTCGCCCTTCTTAGGATCATAAGGCTTACCGATGGCTACCCATCCCTCATTGATCTTACGCATCTTTGAACAATCAGCCATCTCATGAACTGGACACATCTTACCAGCTTCAGTCATGTTGCACTGAGCGTTCTCTGCGCTCTTAGCTTCTTTGACTGGACTAAAATAAGCTGCTTTTGCTTGATCTTCATCGTTACCATGTCTATTCTCTGTAGACTTATCGAGAACGTACTTAGTAGCGTTAGCAGGATTAGGATTACCATTAGGATCATCCCACTTCTGCACAGAGTGCTTGGCGATGAACTCTTGTTCGTCACCAGACTTTGGATCGTAGTCGACTCCGGGATCTTTACCAGTAGAAGCAGGAACAGTCTCAGAAGAGCGTACGCCTCTGATAGTGTCGTGTGCTTGCTTCAGAATGTCCTTAAGCTGCTTCGCCATCTGTGTTTTCCTCTTGATCTTGTTCTTGTGTATCTAATTCTTGATCTGTGTCGACTTCTATCTCATCTTCCGGTTGAGCATAGAGAGAAGCAGCGACTTCCATCTTCTTGTTATTTACGGCGTCTGCAATTCTACCAGCGATGAGAGAATTGAAAGCCTGCTGAAACTCAATTGGCTTCTGGTCATATGACAGAGAAATTAAGTCTTGTACAGCGAATTCGTTTTCCATTGTTATCATCCTCTAGTTATTTATTTTTCGAAAGAATCTGAGCTGCAGACTTATACTTTGCTTCGTCTGCTAAAGTACGATTCTTTTTCTGTGAAAGTAAGTTATATGTACTAGTAGCTGTCTGAATCTTGCGATTCTTTTCGTCTGCAGGAGATACAGATCCATCACGTTCAGCACCCTGATCCGTAGGAACGTTCATCTCTTCTCCACCCATTTGTGCTGCCATCATCTCGTTGTTCATGAGATTAGGATCGAGCCAACGCGGATCTTGTGAATTTGCTTCTTCTTCGATCTGCTCATCCATCTCTTCGATGTCGTCGTCAGATTGCTTCAGGATGTTCTTACGTAACCATTCCTGTGAATAGTACTTTCCAACCATGTCTTGGAAATCACGTGCTAGTCTTACACGATTCTCAAGAACTTCAGCATCCTTGAGTTCCATGAAGAAGTTATCTCTCGAGAAATTGTATTTAAGATCTGCAGCGATGTTCTCAAAGTCTTCGATGGTCATGACTTGCTTAAGAACTAATTGCTTCTCCAACATTTTAGTGAAGAGAATAGCGAACTTAGCGCGCAAGCGAGTGACGAACTTAGAAAACTTAACTTCGTCTCTGGTAACTTCAGTAGCTCTACCAATAGAAAACAGAGCGTCCGAGTTTAAGCGATTGACTGGAACGTTGAGAGTCTGATAGAACCTCTTCTGGAAGTAGAGGACGTCGTCCATCTGACCAAGAGTCTGTCCGCCGGGAAGAGTAGTAACCTCCGTACCCTTCCCTCCGTCACGACGTGGAAGCCAATAATCTTCCAACATAGTCATGAACTTACGATCATCTCTGATGTTACCTGAGTCGGCATCATAGATGAGGCGATTCTTGTGTTTAACCATAATGTCGCGAACATACTGCTCGGCCTTCATCTTAGGAAGGTTACCAACGTCGATATACCATATACGACGTTCTGGAGCACGTGCTAAGCGATAGATTACTAGAGCGTCTTCGAGAGTGCGTAGTTGATTGAGGGGCTTAATGGCTTTATGAAGGTAAGATAGTACCATAGTGCCATTGGTGTCAGTCAATCCAGACGTGACGTGAAGGATAGAATCCTTGGCGATCTTAAGACCAGTAGTAGTGGGTCCAACAGTCTTATTACCGTAGTTGAATCCCTTATCATTGTAGATGTAGTACTCGTTCTGTGTCTTTTGAATGACCGCTTCGACGGCAGACGCGCCGCCCTTAGCTCTCTTCTTGACGATCTCGCGTACTTTACGAATCTTTCTTGGGTCAACATAACGAACTTCTTTGATTCCAGACTTTGGATCTTTATCGTCAATTATAACGTGATAGTAGAGTCTTCCATCGACATACCAACGGCGATATATCTCATACGCGTGGCGATTGAAGTCTAGGATGTTGAGACAGTTATTAAACTCGTCTCTAATGGCTTTCTTGATTCTTTCTGGAATGTTGTCTAGCTGATCTAAGTCGATCTGAACGATCTCTTTCTCATCGATGGACATCGACTCATTGATGATCTCATCGATAGCAGCGTCGCATTCTGGCTGAAGAGCCATTTCGCGATACTTAGTAACCAACTCAGCTTCTGTTCTTACAGTGCCATCTAAGTCTACGTATGTACCGAACGATCCACCAGCAGCAACTACTAAAGCTCCGTCATCTGTCTCTTTAGGAGCGAATGTCGGAGCAGGATCTAACCCGATCTTTCTTTTAAATTCCCAACCAAATAGTTCGGCCATTTCTTTTCCTTCAAAAGAGGGAGAGCAACGGGCTCTCCCTTATCATATTTACGCTAACGTATTAGAGTACGTTATTGCCGGACTCGTTACCAAAGTAGATGCTCTTTGGTACGCCAGTCTGGCCAGCCGCCGTTTCTGGCGTCCAATAGTCGTATGCAAAAGTAACTTGGAACGTTTCGATCTGGTTCTGGTTATCCCAGTCAAGAGCGATAGCTCCAACGTCTGTTGGGAAAGCGCCGACGATAGTATAACCACGCAGAAGCGTTCCGTCCTTGCCGTATTGATACACGGAAAGGTCTGCCTTATAGCCGCCAGCGATGTTACCTGGAGTATCTAACGATGCTCCTGGATCACGAACGTTGGAGACGAGACGATTGAGACCGTTTGACCATGCCTCGAAGAGCGTACGAACACCGAAGTCTTCGTCGTTCATGATTGTTACAGTCCAATCGGCGAACGTGCGATCGCCGGCAAGCTTGATTCTGCGGCCGAAGTAAGGAACTTCGACAGTACCAACAGTAGCAGCTGGAAGCTCAGCAGCACGACAAACGTAGCTGACTGAGTTAAGAGCTGAACCGTTGATACCCTGAATCGAACGAGGTACATCGAACTGTACTTGGAAGAGCGCTGGACGCGCTCCACCGTAGATTAGGCCTCTAGACTTAAATTCATTAATGTTGAAGGTCATCTGTTTGAACTCCCTTTTTCTTATTTATTAGAATTGACCGACAACTTCAGAGAACTGTACGCCTGTTCTTACGGCTACGAAGTTCAGCTGGATATAGTTGATCGAGCGAGCTGGCTTGATGTAGATGTCGCCCCAGAACTCATTACGGTCGATCCTCTCAGGAGTGTTGTTAGTCTCGTCGCAGACAACCAAGAAGTCGGTGATACCACGGCGTGACTGAACGTCTCTCAGATAAGGAGTGATCAGGCTCTTGAACTGTGCTCTAGTGAACGCGTCGTTGAACTCGAACAGAGTGAACTTAGCTGCAGTAGCGATAGCCTTCTCGAGGACAATGAACAAGCGACGTACGTTGATGTGATCAAATGCAGAAGGCTTAGACTGTGCAGTCTTATCACCGTAAAGTACTGTACCCTGACCAGGGAACGATACGATAGGATTGATACCCTTTGGATAGATCACGTCGCGATCTGCCTTACTTGGATTGTAACGCATGTTGATGACGTTCTTGATCTGACCACGATTGAAGCCAGCAGGTGACCACCATGGGTCGCGAGTTGAGTCGGTACGAACACACAGACCAGCTACGTCACCGTTTGATGGGATATAGCGATATACGTCGTTGTAGCGATCGTACTGATACTTGTAACCAGAATCGATGACTGCATATGAAGAATCATTGATTACGTTTCTCCAAGCTACGAGAGCCAGAGCTTCGTTGCCCTTGTTACCGACTACGATGCCATCATCTGGAGTAACGAATGCAACGCAATCCTTACGTACTTCAACGATGTTGTCGATCAGGTAATTAGCAAGCTGGAAGTTATTAGCAGTGTATGAACCAGAAGCAGTAGTACCGCCGGCTGGCTTACCCTGAAGAACAAGAGAGATGTCTACGTCTTCAGCTGACTTAAACTTGTCGTAACCAGAAGCTAGTACAGAAACCGGTGCATTACCTTCATTATAACCGTCCTGTCCACCGTTGAATGACAGAGTGATAGGAAGTTCTTCTGAAGAGCTAGTAACGTTGATAGCAGTGTTCGAAACCATGTTGCCGAGATCATTAACGATCCAAACGTATGGTGAGTTGTTGTTGATCACTGTCATGTAGTAGTTATCAGCACCACCAACAGTCTTAGCATCTGTAGCACGAGACAGGTTCTGATAAGTCTCGATGACAGTGCCAGGAACACCAGTGAAGCGACCGTTCTGGTCAGTAATGACTACGTGAATGCCGTCGACTGCAGCAGTGTTACCGAAACCAGCGACGTAGTCAGTCTGCTGAGGAGCAGTATCCACTACGTTGAAGTATTCCCAATAACGAGTTACTTCAGAGTTGACTGTTGAGTTAGCTGCAAAATCAGTCGACAGCTTGTATCTGTCAACGAAGCTAATAGTAGCCGAGTTACCAGTAACAGAACCAACAGCAGATACCTGAATGAACTGTGTACCGATAGTAGCGTTACCTACCATGAGGTAGTCGCCTACAGAGATAGTATCGAGAGAATCGGTAACAAACTGTCCATTAGAAGCAGCAGAAATAGTGCCGCTGTTAGCTCCCATGTTAATAGAAAGAGAAGCGTCTGACTGTGCTGATAGATCGATTACTGAGCTAAATGCTTGAGTATTAGAGCAGACAGAAACTTTAAGAGAGTTACCGAGAGCGCCAGGATACTTAGCGACAGCGAAGATGTCAGTATCGAAAGCTGCATGAGTATTGAAGTCTGCAGCGTTCTTGACTACTGCAGAAGCAAGAGCAGCAGCACCGGTGTTGGCAATAGCATTAAATGCTGAGTTACCGTTACCCGTAGTAGTGTCAGCGGCGCGGACTACATACAGACGATTACCGTAACCAAGGAAGTTAGCCGCAGTAAACCAAGTCTCAGCATTGTTCGAGTTTGGCTTACCGAAAGTATTTACTAGCTTGTTTTCTGAATCGATGAGGACGCGCTCTCCGACTGGACCCCAGTTGAAGATACCGGCGATCGCACCATCGGTGGTGGCAACTGCAGGAACGACCGTAGTCAGGTCGATCTCAGTTACGTTTACGCCAGGGCTTAGTTGAAATGGCATTGGGTTTCTCCTTCCATGAAAAGGTGTACGCGAGTTTTAGAGTATTTATAAATTATCAGTTTCTATGCTTCCATCCGCGAACATCCATCCACTTCTTTGGGGTATACCCAAGTCCTCAATTGGGTCGCCCCTGCCGTCGTCGACAAACCCAAACGGTGACAAATCGTTCATTATCTCTTCTTCCGTTCTCTCGCGGAGCTTAATCAGTGTATTTATGTTGGTATATTCCTTGAAGTATTGTTGATCAGAAAGCCATGCAAAGAGCACGAGTCCCATGACCAAGTCGTCGTGTTTGCCTTCCTCAGCTTCGTAGCTCTTTCCCTTACGCGAGAAGGTCGAGAGTTCTTCGATGGTATGAAAGTCGTTAATGATTAGCTGGTTCTGTTCTATCAAGAGTTTAAGGATAGCGCAGCCAGTACCCTTAACTGTGACAGTAGTCCTGATACCCATGTCGGGTTTAGAACCACCACCAAAGCCGGAAGTGATCCTCTTACCGGCACGACCGGCATGTTCAGTGAACAAGACGTTGTCGTACTCAAAATCATAATGAAGCATATGACCTATCTGTTCACCGAGGTCGTTGATCTCGACTAAGACGGCAGCTTTATTGTATGCCCTACAGACTCTGTGAATTATTTCTGCGTATTCGATAGGAGACATGATATTGCTCCTGAATACTACCACTTGCTTATAGGGCATCTCTGTCACGTCTATGACACTAAAGGCAGAATAGTCTAGACCCTTGCCTCGAGACACGTCACATATACAAGTATAGATCCTGTTTGGTTCTGGTTCAGCGTACTTAGACAGACCCTCTTTATGCCAGATCGGCGTAAGGTGGACAAGCTCTTTGAGCTTCCAACCAGCGATGAGAGTACCAGACGAACCGAGGAACTCGACACAGTATTCCTGTTCGAACTTCTCTGTGTCGAAGTTCATAGACCCGAGTGTGTCTTGTTTCCACTTCTCGTCTCTTCCGGGAACATCGTTCCACATGACTTTTATAGGATTGTAGCCGTTCCTGTTCTCATTGGCGTTTTGCCAGATGGCATAGAAGTGGTTCAATCCATTAGGTGTGGAGACCAGAACGATCTTAGAATCTTGACCAGACGAGATGGTAGGATATACCGAAGTAAAGAACTCGTCCCAGTTGTCGATGAACGCCGCTTCGTCGATGAAGAGCAGGTTGATCGAGTAACCGCGGATGGCAGAAGCTGAAGTAGCGGCTGCGATGACGCGCGAGTTGTTCTCAAGTTCAAACGAACCCTTATTCCATTCCTTGACGCCCTGTTGCAGCCATCTTGGAAGGTGCTCGTATGCCAACTGGACACGACCAAGGATTTCTCTGGCCGTCTCACCCTTATTAGCTAGAAGAGCGACAGTCTTATCAGGATGAAAGATAATGTACCAAAGGATGAAACCACAGGTCGTAGTAGACTTACCAGCCTGACGAGCTGTGGCAATGATCGAAAAGCGGTTGTCCGCCATCGAATGAATCATATCTTTTTGATACGGATACAAATTAAAGTTGACAAGTCCACGGTCGATGTTTATAATCTTCATATACGTTTCTATGAAGTAAACAGGATCCTGCGAGCACTTGACGTATTCGGCTACTAAATCTTGAGTCCACTCGATATTCTGGTTAGACTTCTTGAGGTTTAGGTTACCGTTGTAACCCTTTAATTTATTGAGATCCACCATTCTTAATGTTCTCTATGACTTTCTGAAGGTCTGCGGTGGAGCCTACGAACAGGTTGTTGGTAACCTGCTTCGCTTGTTCATTTGTTGGAGCGTCTGCAGCATCGATCTCTCTGATCTGCTTCTGCAGTTCCATCAGGTCTTTATTTGCTTGAAGCATGGTGTCCATTAACTTCGCTAGGACTTCAAAAGCTCTTGGATGTTGACTGCTGTCTGCTATTTGAGATAGCTTCTCCATAGCGTACACGCCGTTCTGAATGACCTCGTGTATGTTCGAACGGGCCATTTCAAAGTCGTTCTTAGCAGAGTCGTCATGAGCTTTTGCTACTATAGCTTTTACTGAATCGCTAGCTATTGGTGATAGATTGAGAGCATTGGCTAAAGGATCATTGTTTGCGTTCATGTCATAGATCAATCTTAGTTATAATATATCCATAGTCATCGGTTGCAGTTATCTCTGAAGCTGGTACTGAGTTCTGTGCATTCGAAGTAGGTTCTCCGTTTGCTGTCAGACCAGGTTTGATCTGAACATAAGAAGCTGGATCAGTATTGCCTACAGCTGTATTTAGCTGTCCATCCGGAACTGATGGAGCATAGAACACAGTGTTAGCGAACTTGATTACCGAACCGGTCTTGACTGGTCCATATATCTGACCCTTTACTGTGAAGTCGAGAGTCCATACGATCGCTCTTCTCTCACGGAAGTCGCCCTCATAAGTGTCTTCTTGATAGATGCTGTTCATGACGATCGGAACTTCAAGACGCGCAGCAAGTTCAGGAATAAGAGTAACCGAGACCGTGAAGTCTGGTGTAAAGTATGGAAGGATCTGCTCTACTATCTTTGTACCATCTTCAGCGTTCTTGACGTAGATGTAGAGTCTAAACCCGAAGTTGTATGGAACTGGATTGTACTGATACCTGAGCTTATTGTTGTCAGTGGACTTTACAGCAGATCTACCTACAGTAAGAAGCTTACGATCTGAATCGTAGCGTACGTCCGTCATCTCGAACGACATCATAGGCAGGGGTACTGTAGCAGTGGGACGATCGATACCAGGATCCATCATCACGCGTGCCATCATCTTATCTTTTGGAGCATAAGTGATAGGAACTTTAATGAGAGCAGTCGTATTACCGTCTTTATCAGTACGAGTGATGCTGATGTCGTTGAACAAAGTACCAAAGAGAGCTACATATTTTCTGATCGTTTGAAAATAAAAAGTTTGTCCAAACATCAGATTCTACCCTCACTGAACGGATCTAAGTTAGAGAAGTCGACGAAGCCGTCAGATTCTCTTTGAATAGTCTCGTTCTCGCCTGTACCTATTATAGTCTCGAGATCGTACTGTTCCATAACCAGAACATTACCCTGTTCATCGAGAAGCGAGTTGCCCTGTTCATCACGAATGCCGTAGTCGAGGATGTTAGTGCTCTCGAGAACCTGAATACGATCGATCTCAGGAATGCCCGTATTGAATACTTCGTTGCTGTACTCGAACAGCTCGCACGTGAGCTCCCACGTCTGCAGAGATCCAAGTTGATAGAACATCTCGAACTTGTTGACGTACTTAATCTGGAAACACTTATTGTTCAGAGGGAAGTATACAAGATCACCTTCTCTAGGACGAATCATCGCAGTATAAGCGCCGATCTCTTTATTGAACGTACGCTGCGCTATAGAGAATATGACCTGATCTCTGATCTCTAGACCAAACTTGGACATGAAGTTGCCGTCGCCAGAGAAGCCGTCGACTGACTTGATGTACAGCTCTACCATGAACGCCTGTTCATAACGAGACTGATCGTCTGCTGTATACAGCTCATCCATGTTGGTGATGACGCGAGGAACATAGTACATGTTCTCGCCGTATATCTTGATGGCTTCAACAATCAAGTCTTCAAGAAGCAACTGCTCCTGAGACTGCTTAAAGTTGTTGAAGTAGAAGTTCGTAGCCATCTTATCCGATCATATCTGTTGCTGGCATAGACAAGTTCTCGACCATGTCACGTTGCATGTCTTCTTTTTTCTTTACAGCTTCATCGTAGATAGTCTGACCATTGAAGACTAGACCACCAGGAAGTTGCATGTTACCAAACTTCTTGAGGTTGTTACCCCACTGTTCTTTGATGAGACTTGTAGCATACTCTTGAAGCCACCACTCACTCCAAACTTTAGTATAGGTGTTAGGATCCACTACTTGATAAGCTTCAACGATGAGATAGTCACCTTCGTTGATGATCGTCCAGTCCATGTCAATGTAGAGACGATTCATGTTCCTGTTGTAACGCAACGGCTGTTGGCCAACCAAGAACTGCTCAAGGAACTGAATGTGCTGTAGAGCCATATAGTATGGCACCATGCTGACAGAAGTCAACGTGTACAAGTCGTTAAGAGCTATCTGATAACGAATGTTGAACAGATTGTTCGTGTTTAGAGCCTGTCCTACTGGAAAGATGTTGACTGCGCCGATAACGTTTTCTGGTAGAATTATATACTTGTTATCTTTGTCTTCGACAGAAACTTGATGCTTGTAGTAGATCTTGTCTACTCCATCGAAGTGATAGTCCCAATAATAACGCAGAGCTTCGTCGATACGATCGTCTACCTGATCGTCGTCCACGTTGATCTCAATGACGGGCTTACCCAGTTTGCGCAGGCAAAACTCTTTAAACTCAGATCTGTTTGTTGGTACCGCCATCTATTATTCCTTTTAGCTATTTATTTCGGTGCTTCTAATAGCTTTACTACGTCGAATTTGTTTTTGTTTAAGTTCTCGATAGCTATAGGAAGAGGATCTCCCTTCTGTAACAAGAACTTGATCTCTTCTATCTTTGGTAAGATAGAATCTTCAAACTCAGGATGCTGTCTCATAGCTATCAGTTGATCAGTCGGTATAGTACCGGTAGTCAAAAGATTGTTCTCAGCTCTTGAAATAAACTCTAGTTTCCACTCTTCGGCTTGTGCTGCTTCATGAGCTTCAGAATCCGGAAGATGCGCATACTTTCTATGAGGCTGTATTCTTTCTATACATTTGTTAATGAACACAAGTTCTTTTTTAGCTGCATCGATACCGCGCTGTCCAAATTCAGCATGATTTTTAATATCAGCTAAATCTGCTTCTGCTTCTAGCTTCTCCCATGGAGTACCAGTTTCAATGATATGTTGACACTTAAGAACTTTTGCTTGTTCTCTCAATGCACCAGCTTCTAGTTGTGCTAGAGCCATCTCTCTATCTTCTTGAAGATCTTTTAACAACGCATATGCACCATCTGGTGTATGACAAGATCCAGCAAGGAAGTAAGCAATTTGAAAGTCTTTGTTTAGTCTATTATTTTTTGCGTGCATTATAAATTCACCTCATTATTGTAAAGCATTAGGAGAGCATCCTGCAGAATGAGCTCTTCTACGCGATGATGCCATGTTTCCACCAACTGAATTTGAATCAGTAGCAAAAGTTATTTTTTCACTAGTAGTATATGTAGCAGTTGGACCAGTAGTTTTTTCGCCACCAGCTACAATTCCAGCAGTATTTGAAGCTAATGTTACAGAATTTGTTCTTGTAGTCGATGATAAAATGTTATTAACAGTAGAAGTAGTATCTGTTGCATATGTATATTTTGCACCACCAGTGAAAGAAGGAGTACCAGTACCAACAACAAAATAACCAACTGTTGTATTTCCTGTTCCTACCCAATAACCTTGTGAATTTGCAATTGCAGTACCTGTAGATACTGAATCCGTAGCAAAAGTATATTTTTCAATATTTCCACTAGGCGCAGTTGGTGTAGTTCCAGATTGAATGACCGCAACAGTTTTATTACTAGCTCCACCCATACCACCAGTCCTAGTGTAAGTGAAATTAGCGCCATTTGCAGTTGCATCAGTAGCAAATGTATATTTTCTAGTTCCATAATTTACTACAGTTGGTGTTGGATATTTAGTTCCAAGAGCATAGTATCCAACTGACTGAGAACTAAATGATGTGCCAAACCACTGACTGGAAGTATAGATGTCAGTCCCAGTTGCTGAACTATCAGTAGCGTATGTATATTTTTCTGTTGATGTGTAATATACAACTGGTGATGAAGCTGCGTTTGCATAACCATAAGTTGCAACCATTACCTTATCAGAACCAGCACCTTTTCCATAATCTCTATACGTTGACATATTTCCACCAGCAGCAAAAGTATCAGAAGAATATGTATATTTTTCAGTTGTATTATAAGAACTTGGTGATGGAATAGCTGAACCACCACCCACTATACCAAATGCTAGTGTACCAAAGTTAGCTTTACCGTAGTAGTCTGCGCCAAGTCTAATTGCACCCGAGGCAACGCCAGCAAGCCCGCGGCCAGCAGCACCACCGACACCGATCTGTGTAGTACGAGAATTACCAAGTTCTACGTTGATGTCACCAAGAGCTAGAGCACCGCTTGCGGGTAAAGTCATGTTACTTTCTTTCTAGCTCTTCTACACGAGCACTCAGCTGTTTGATTGCTTCTATGAGAAGAGGAATAAGGTTTTCGTACTTGACAGTTAAATAGTTTTCACCAGACTTAGAGTTACCATCTGCATCTACGTCGAACGGTGCAGGACGAATGGCTTCTGGAAGTACTGCTTGAACTTCTTGAGCTATAACGCCGACTTGTCTTTTTTCATTGTCGTAACCAAATTGCTTAGCTAGAGCGCTCTCCACATAACTTACACCGTTGAGATTCTGCACTTTTATGAGAGCGTCTTCGATGTTCTTCACATCATCTTTAAGTCTTGCGTCTGAGTAGTAAGCGGTGACTTCATTAGTAGCACGAATTTCACCAGTAGTTCCAGATGCAGGAGTACCAACACCAAGAGATATTACTTGAGTATTTGCAGCTATATTAGCAGCAGTAGTGTTAGCAACAAAAACTGTGCCTACAGTATGTGATGCTGCATTGACTGTACCAGTATGATATGCACCAGTAGTATTGGCTATGAATGACGAACCAACTGTATATGAAGCAGCATTCATGGTACCAGTATGATATGCACCGGTAGTATTGGCAATCAAAGAAGAACCAACTGTATACGAAGCGGCGTTCATTGTGCCAGTATGATATGCACCGGTAGTATTAGCTACGAACGCAGTTCCTATATTGACGTTAGTAGGATTAATGACTACGTTCGATGAAGAATTGGCTATAGTAAAAGATGTATTAGTTAATACAGCGTTCGTCGTAGAGTTGCCCACGATCACGGATGCCGTAGCTGAAAAAGTATTGATACCCGTGATAGCCGTTACTTGTAATGTTGACATCTCTAGACCTCTGTTTTAACTATTTATTGTGCGGCTTGCCATGAAATAGTGTCTTCGTTCCACACGTATGGATTGCCGTCTGCAGGATACGGAACTGGTGGTTCCCACTGGAACGACGTGCCGTTGAGTATCCAAGAAGCGTAAGGCTGCGGTGCTATAAAAGCATCTCTCTGCGAGTCGTATTCGTAGTCGACTCCAGCATAGTTCTTTCTGAAGCTAGCGTTGTAACTTGTTTGAACCCAACGAGTGTCTTGACCGAACAGAGACTTACAGAAAGCGATGCCCTTCTGTTCGCTCTCGCGACCGTTCTCGTCTGTGAGTTCGTTGTTATGAACCACTATGACTCTGATTACTTTATTTGTACCATCAAGCTCTGCGAAATGTGCCACTGTATAGACTCCTTAGAATGTTATCGATCCTGAACCGGTGAATGTATATATTCTGTAACCACCAGAAACTGTATACGTAGGTGAACCAGTAGTAGATGCTGCCGGCGAATAAGTTGATGAGTAGCGAACGATGACTACACCAGAACCACCGGCACCAGCTGAACCACTAGAGTTTCCAGAAGCTCCGCCGCCACCGGTATTGGTAGTTCCAGCACCACCAGAACCAGATGTTCCTGTTGGACCTGCACCACCACCGCCAAGTCCGCCTGTACCGCCAACTACAGCAGGAGACTGTGTTCCACCTGAAGCACCGCCGCCGCCAGCATAATATGTTGCAGAACCGCTGATAGAATACTGTAAACCATTTCCGCCGTTGCCACCGTTGCCGCCGCTTCCAGAAACCGCGTTACCACCTACTGCGCCAGCTCCACCGCCTCCACCTCCAACGTACGGAGCGGAAGGTGTACCAAGTCCTCCATTATTGCCTTGACCGGTAGTTCCTTGTCCTGGAGTTGGATACGTAGAATAAGTGCTACCACCCATATTACCGGATCCAGAACCACCGTTCTTTGGAGGATTATTGAAATAGGGAGCTCCACCGCCACCGGTTGCAGTATATCCAAAAGCAGAAGAATCGCTACCAGAAATACCACTACCACCGCTCGTAGCAGATCCTCCACCACCAACTGTGATAGTATAAGAAGTACCAGGAGTTACAGTTATAGCTCCGCCGTTTGGAGTTTTTGGAGTTTCTGAACCATAATAAAGAAGACCACCCGCGCCAGCTCCAGGTTGAGCACTACCACCAGAACCCCAAGAACCACCACCTCCACCTGCTATGATGAGTGCTTCTACAGACGTAGTAGGTTGTGAACCAAATGTAAACGTTCCTGTACCCGTAAACTTATAAGTCTTATATCCACCCGCATTAGTTATAGTAGGTGAACCAGTCGTGACTGCATCGACGTATGTATTCGCGTAGCGAAGAATAACGATACCAGAACCACCGGTAGCTACAAGACCACCTGCAGACTCTGATCTTCTTCCGCCACCGCCACCGCCACCGGTATTAATGGTTCCAGGTTGACCGTTACCCCAGTTCGAACCGACTACAGTAGCAAAACCTGTACCGCCGCCACCAGTACCACCAGTACCAGCAGCTCTAAGAGATGGCGCTACAGATGCTCCACCGCCTCCGCCACCATAATAAGTTCCAGAAGAAGTTGGCCATTCTACACCGTTGCCGCCGTTACCACCATAATATGTCGTATTAGCGTTACCACCTACTTGTGATGCACCGCCACCACCACCGCCGCCAGCGCCAGTACCAGACACGTGATATGAAGTACCGCCCGCGTAGCCTTCGACTGGTGAATAACCACCGGCATTACCAGAAGAACCAGCCAATGTGCCACCTGCACTGTTACCACCGGCTCCACCACCTGAACCGCCAGTAGAACCTGAACTGTTCCAGCTACCGCCACCACCGCCGCCCGTAGAAGAGATAGTCGAAATATCAGATCCAGAAATTGAAGAGGTTGAACCACTTCCGCTAACAGACGAACCGCCTGCGCCTACAGTAGCAGTGTATGTTATACCAAGATTTAATGCAGTACTGCCAGATCTTACACCGCCAGCACCACCGCCACCAGAAATGTCTGAAGTACCACCACCGGCACCACCACCAGCGACTACGAGATATTCGACTGAAGCTGGAATTGAACCGAAGCTAATGGTACCAGAACCGGTGAACGTGTATATTTTATTACCGCCAGAAGTAGTAATAGCAGGAGAACCTGTGACATAAGCGTCTGGATATGAAGAAGGATATGCAATGATGACTACACCAGAACCACCGGCTCCACCAGCTGCGAGTGTAGGATAACCACCACCGCCTCCGCCGCCTCCTCCGCCTCTGTTAGTAGTTCCAGCAGAGCCCGCAACGTTTTGTGTACCGCCAGCTCCGCCGACACTAGATCCGCCAGTTCCAGGAGTACTGCCACCAGCATCACCGCCTCCACCGCCGCCACCTCCTGCATAAAACAAAGCCGAACCAGATATGGATGAAGAAGAGCCAGCACCACCATTACCACCGGTGTTTCCACTACCAGCAGTACCTACAGCACCCGCGCCACCACCGCCACCACCAGCTAGACCAGCAGTAGATGAACCAGCGCCGCCGTCGTTACCTTGACCAGCAGTACCTAAACCAGGAAGATACGAATTAACACGGCCACCGCCACCACCAGAACCACCGTTCGATGCAGCATAGTTATTGTTGTTAGTTCCTCTACCACCACCAGTTGCAGTGAGAGAATTAAAAGATGAATCTGATCCAGCTATTGCAGCAGTACCACCACCAGAAGGACCAGCAGCGCCACCGCCGCCGACTACGACGTTATAAGTCGTTCCTATGTTTAAATTACCGGTACCAGTTAACATACCACCAGCACCACCACCGCCTCCCTGAGTAGAGCCACCACCGCCGCCACCAGCTACTATCAAGTAGTTGATGCTGTACTTAGTTCTCTTACCATGTGAAGCGATGAGCGACTGAATAACAGCTGTCATGTCAAGTTAGAACCCGAGATGATCCAAGTAGTAGAAGCTATCTTAAGTGCAGTAGCCATTCCATAAGATCCGAGAGTCCTAGAACCAGTAGTACCAGTGTCTCCGGACAAGTACATAGTATCCGACGTGATAGCGATAGTGAGCGTATTGGCTGCATTCACGAACGTCAGAGCAGTACCCACTGGATACGGCACAGAAGCATTAGCCGGAATAGTAAACGTCCTAGCGTTGTTATCAGACGAAGGATGAAGGATGTGTTTACCGGAATCAGCCAGAACTGCTGTATAAGAAGTAGACTGACTGTTCTGAGGTAGTTCAAGATAACCGACTGTCAGACCGTTGATGGTCATAGTATTCGCTGAAGACGGTGATATGACTACGTTAGCAGACGAATTTCCTAAGAAGACAGCAGAAGTATTGATAGAAGTATTAACTGTACTATTACCAATCAGCAATGAAGTAGCAGTAACGACAGCATTGACTACAGAGTTACCGGTCGCAAAAGCAGTAGAGTTGACAGTAGAATTACCGACTGTAAAAGAAGACGTATTGACTACCGTATTACCAGTCCAAGTAAAACCGGTAGTGTTGATAGTCGCTACGTTAGAACCAGCTGCGATGAAGTTAAACCCGTTAGCACCCGAGTCGTACTGAATTCTATTGTTACCAGTCGCTTCGAACCAGAGATTAGCTACTTGTAGTGTCGACATGTCATTCCTCTGTTTTGACTGGCCACTCAACGGTCATGATGAGTGTCTGTAATTGTTCGATGTCCGTAGTAGCTTCTATGGCAGCCACGACGTCTCTGGCTTTCTGTCTCACGGCAGCTCTGAAAGTGCTCACGTTCGCAGGAACTTCTATGTTCTCTTCTACCTTTCTGACTATCATCCAGTCAGAAGTCGAGAGCATACCGTAAGCAGTACGGTTAGTCTGATCCACGAACAGCTTCTTGACGTCGTCTAACTGCTTAGGCACTGGTTCACCGATCTGACTAACGAAGTAGAAGCGATCGTCTACTGGAGCAGGATCTGGTACTTCAGTGAAACCAAGAGCTTCCTTCTGTTCTTGAGAAGCCAGACGAAACCATCCGGCAGGGAACTGCGTCCCGTCTTCTATCGAGAAGGGAGCGTCTATGTTGAATGGTTGTCCGTTTCTAAGAATCATGTTTTCCTCTTTTCGATATTTATCTGGCGCGCGCGTACTTAAATGGATTCTCAGCGAATGCCATGTATATGTAAATAGCTGCATTGTAGTTTGTACCCACTGCGCTAGCTTCTCTTAATTTAAATCCATTAGACAAAAAATCAAATCCAGTAAATGTACCTTCTGCTGCTGTAGATGAAGGCAATAAATACGCTCCAGCAGTATTGTATGTAGAACGCGAAGAATCTATCATTCCCCAATCTTGACCACCGGCATCAGACCTTTTCCATAAAATAAATCTTGGTCTAAATCCGCAGTTTACTATTGGACCGTCTGCGTTACCGTTACCAGTATAAGAACCAAACTTAGAGAAGCCCGCAATTTCTGCCCAGAGATAAGCTATGTAATTATTTGTATTAATATTTGTGTTTCCATTTCCAAGTGTAAAAACAGAAGACGTAGGAGCAGTATTATTCCATATAGCTACGCCGCCGCTTGTAGAATATGCAGCTGTAGAATTTAATAACAAATAACCATTTTGAGGAGTTGCGTTCATATTTTTATGATATACAAACCATTCATAATTAACACCACCATTACTTCTATTTTTAATGATCATTAACGCTGGTGTCGCGCCAAGACTGTGCGAAATTGTTCTTCCGGAAGTACCATTGCCAGTATAACTTACTATATCAAATCCAGGTGTTGCGCCCTTCTTCCACTGCCAACCAACATATGTCAAACCATTTCCGTTACCAGCACCACCACCGTCTGCTGAAAGTGTGAAGCCAGTAGAATTAAACGAAGTAAGAATATTAGTAGTCGATTCTGCACTAGTTAAGTTTGGAAAAATATCTTTACCAGCTCCACGAACTGAGTCATTGAGCATATGATTAGTCACACTACTTCTAGACTTAATCCATACCATATCTGGTTGCATACTACCAGAATTAGTAATGACATTAGTTGAATTATTGCCGGTATATGTAGTAGCATCCATATACTGGTTGCCCTTCAATATAGTCGGCGTTGGTAAGTTATAAGTATTGAGTGCTTTATAACCAGATGGTGGAGAGTACGTGAACGGACGCTGACCGAAGTTCATGTCATTGACGTCGCTCACGCTGTCTCCAGCTACATGGAAGTGCCAGTTACTAGTTGTAGATGGTACGTTGGGTATACCAGTAACAGTGAATATAAGAACGTTGTTGCTGTAGATGTTCAACGTACCAGCGTCGTTGTCGAACGCGCAGCCTAGAACAGCACCTGCAGGTATGTTTGACCAACTAGCTAAAGTAGCAGTACCCTTGTTTATACTGTAATTGTTAGAAGCTGCTCTCATGACTACGTATACGTCATTGATACTCAGGTCTAGAGATCTTATACCAAAAGCAAAGCCAAAGCCATAACTTACAGAAACAGCGGTCATCTCACAATACCACTTACCAGAAGTCGGTATAGCTATACTTGAAAGTACGTAAGAAGTCGTACCAGTTATTCTTAGATTGCCGTAAGATAGAGAAGCCGAAGAGTCAGTAGGAGAATAAGAGGGTATTAACGTAGCATAATTACCACGACCCGTACTACCATCATCGTAGACAGTCGGGCTGTCTATCATGCTATCATAGGTCACGCCGCTAGTTAAGCTTATATTGTTTGGTGTCCAGTTGTTACCGTTACCAGAAGAATCTTTACCAATAGCAGTAGCTGTCACGGCAGAATTATCAGAAAACTTTAAATAAAAACCGTTGTTTCCATAAGTTCCAGAGTAAGTCTTTGGTGACCAAACACCTGTAGTAGTATCAGTCAGACCAAACGACGACGGAGTCAGAGCTTGCCCGTCAATGAGATAAAAGTCTGTTAAATAACCATCAAAGTAATAACTGGAAGTGTTATTGTTTCTACCTATAGCTTTAGCTGCTGCAGTATTAAATCCTGGAACGAATCCTAGAGGTATAGTCGGAGCGGTTCCCCAAGTAGCAGCTTCGCCGTTTACATACAACAAACAACGATTCGCTGCCGTAGCATTGTTTGTATCGATGACGACTACGATGTGATACCAGGCTGTAGTATCTCTAAAAACTCTACTGGAAACGAAGTTGTACTGTGCGTTGCTGTTGTTACCGACGTTTACTTCAAAAGTACCACTAGAAGTGTAATCGAAGTACAGCATAGCCGTATAGTTACCGGTACCAGAAAAGACGACTTGATACGAACCGGCAGCATTAACGTTACCGCGCTTGACCCAAAATGAGAAAGTCATCTTGGTAGAATCGGTCGGTGTACCAAAAGTTCTGTTCAAATACGCAGAAGCGCTCGCTCTGTATCTCAGAGAGTTGCTTATAGTAGTCGCTGTAGCAGCAGAAGACTTTATTAAAAGAGGATTTACTTCAACGGGAAGACCCATAATATTATCCTACGTTTAAGATAGCTTGAGCCGTGATGCTAGTAGAAGTACGTACAGTATAGACTATGGCGTCGACAGCTGTCGCTGTCGTAGTGAGAGTCGGAGCAGAGCCACTAGGAAACTTCCAATAAGAGCCAAAAGAAAGCGTTCTACTACCAGTACCGTCTTGAGAGATCCAGATGATACCAGACTGACCAACAGTTAAGTTGGTAGGATTATCAAGATTTCTTGAACCACCGAGAGTTACAGTAAAGTTGTTGTAATTTGCTAGATTGACTGCGATGTTAGCACCGTCTGTCAGAGTGCCTACTTGTGCTGCAGCAGATCCGCCAACATATAGTTTAGTAGGCGGTGCAGTGTTAGAGATACCTACGTTACCCGAAGCGTCTACACGTAAGCGTTCAGAATTACCGGTGCTGACTATCAGCGGAATACTAGTTATAGATCCTAAAGTCAATGCAGTCGTATTTGCATAGAAAGTTCCAGTTCTTGTAGAACTAATAGCAAGATCAAAGACTGAATATGATGAACCCTGTACCCAAAGATCCGTATATCCAGAACCATACCAGTATGGAGAACCACCGACGCCAAGACTGCCGTTAGCTGTCACGTATGCAGCTGTACCAAAAGTAGCAGTGTTCGTAGTAGTAGCAATAGAAGTAGCGTTAATAGTCGTATTACTGTTGAAAGAAATCGACGTAGTATTAACGCTCATAACGTTGGCAGATGAGTTACCCTGAAATACGAATCCAGCACCATTAGCGTACATGACGATAGCTGGACCAGAAGTATTGGCAGATCTGACTGTAAGATCGGTAGTAGAGTTAGCCGATTGAATCGTTGCGACTGATAGAGTACTCATATTACGACGACCCTTCCGCCAGTTTGAATTGATAGAGTGTAGCCGGTAGAGATGGTGACCGGTCCAGTCACTTGCGCGTTTTCACCAGCCAAGATCGTAACGTTGTTGGACATCGTATTACCGTTGATCCTAAACAGGTTATTGGCTGCAGAAGAAGAACCCACTGAACCCTGATTACCCTTGTAGTAGCCGCCGCCTGAAGCGAAAGCTGCGCCGTTGACGTACAGACCAGTCGAGTTGACTACAGCGTTCACTGAGCTGTTACCGAAGAACAGAGCAGACGTGTTGGCTACCACGTTGGCGCCAGCTGTAAATCCTACCGAGAAGTTATGAGTGTTTAGCCAAGTGTACTGAGACGATGTATTAACACCGGCACTGACCAGAGAAGCCAGAGAAGTAGAGTTGATTACGTAGTTGTTGCTGCTGTTAGCGAACGCCAGAGATGTCGCATTGACAGTAGTGTTTACAGAAGAGTTACCGACCGTAAATACCGAGTTGGTAACCTTCGTGCCTACAGAAGTAGCATTGATTGTACTAAGCGTAATCTGCGTGGAATTTGCCGCGAAGGCACTATTGACCACTATGCCGTTCTTGACGACAAAATCTTTTTCTGCCACGGTTCACTCTCCCCTGTAGGCTTTTTCTTATTTATACTACTTACTACTGTTCAACAATGCTAGTATTTGATCGACTTTATCAGATTCTACTATCATCAGATCATTTTTTAGATCATTTATCATATTTGTGACAAATAGTCTCCAAAAGATCTTTTGATCTTCTGTAATATACGAAGGCCATTCTGTTATCATAGGAGATGGAGGATTTGTATCACTCGGTAAATCTCTCCAGTATGGCCAAGAAGTACATTGCATAGCATATTTTTCTATTAGTTCATCCATCGTCTTACCTGTCTAAGAATGATTGTATTGGAGCTGTGAAGTTAGCAGTATAACGAGCATATTTTGTAATACGTATTTCATCCATATAACCATTGAAGAAGTTAGTAGCAGTAGTGTTAGCAAGAGCTCCGATCCAAAAATATCCTGAGCCTTGATATAAGGAGCTACTGTTAGTCTGTGTTACACCGACTTGTGAACCATTAACGAATATGTAGAAATTAGATCCAGAGCGTACTATAGCTATATGATTCCATTGTAAATTATTAATAGAAGTCGGCGTCGTATAGTTGATAGCCCAAGCAGCACCAGTAACAGACACAAGAAGCTGTAAAGTATTACTAGTAGTTTGATCTAATCTAACAGCAGCCCAAGCAGTATTAGTTCCAGCTAATTGAAAAAGGGTTTGTGTAGAAGCTGATCCATTACTATAATACCATCCTTCAATAGTAAAATCAGCAGCTCCAAATTGAAGAGCAGATATGTTTGCAGCAGTAGTATTAGTACCAATCAAAGCTAGATAATCTGATGTACCATTGAATAGAATACTAGTAGCACCAAACTTCTTTTGTGTAGTTGAAAGTTTAGCTGGACCCGTTCCAATAGTTGCAGCAGAAAAGTTTCCACTCTGATCGAATATTTTTCCATTTGTACCACTTAACAACAAAGTTGGCGAAGAGCTTGTAGTTAAAGGTGATGTTGGTGGAGTAAAGTTTGCAGAATATACAGCACTATTTGTTACTCTGAAATCACAAATATAACCGCTTAGAAAACTGTTTACCGCTCCAGGAGAATCGCCAACAGATCCTAATGTTAATTGACTTGTAGTACCGTAATTGTTAGTATCAGTATATGTTGTAGCTTGCGCAATTCCATTAATATAAAGTTTAGTAACACCACTAGAACGAACTAATGCAATATGATACCACTGACCTATAGTAACTGTTGCAGATATTCTTGTTACACTACTTGTAACAAAACTAAAAGTTCCTGCAGCAGTTAAATATAATGTTGGTTTAACTTGTGAAACACCGCCACCAGATGTTCTAAAATCTACCACACCATAATTTGTTAATGAATTAACAGAGTTCCAATAAGCCCACCATTCAATAGTGAAATCACCTGTGCCTAATCCAATTGCTGCTTGCGCTGTAGTTATTCTGGCATAATCTGATGTTCCGTTTAAGTTATAACTTCCACCATTAGTCGCAGCAACATAAGAAGCAGTCGGTGTAAACGGTGAAAAAGGCGAGACCATCGCGCTGTTTGTTGGAGTAATAGTATTACCCGGTCCATTATCTTTAAATCTATTGCTTTGACAAGTCAAAAGCTGCGTTCCAGTAATAGAAGTCAAGGGTCCTGCTGGTGTAAATGCAGCAGTATATACTGCTGCACCAGTTACAATTCTAAGATTTGAAATATGACCAGCAAATGGCTCAATTAACGAACCAGATTCAGCACCTATTCTACTAGTGGCTGATGCAAAGTTTGTACTATCAGATACCGTTGTAGCTAGAGCACCATCAATGAATAGCCTCATACTAGTACCAGATCTGGTTACAGCAATATGAGCCCATCTACCTAATAACGATGGAGATACAGTAGTATAGTTAATAATGTCTGCTACACCGTTATTGATAACTTTTACGTTTGTAGAACTATTAATAGTAAATCTCAATGAACTACAAAAGATACATGATGCTTGATTTGTTGTTAGAAAAACCCATGCTTCAATACAAAAATCACCAGAACCAATCGTTATAGGATTACCTAATGTAAAGTAGTCTTTTGTTGTACTGTTTCCGCTAAAATAATTAGACCAATTTCCATCAGATCTACTGAAAGGACTAAAAGTACCTTGACCAGGATTACCCGTTCTAGTTAGAGCAATAGGATAATTACCAGAAGAAACAGTTGGAGTGCCAGTCTGTGTAAGTGTAAAAGCATTAGTAGAGTTATCTACTATAGTAGCAGATTGAAAAGTTAATAGCTGCGTATTTGTTACAGCAGTAAGAGCTGATGTTGGAGGTGTGAAAGCCGCAGTATATATTGCAGTACCTCTAACCCACCTCATGTTGCTTATATAGCCTTGAAAATCAGTAGATGTATCAGTTCTTCTGCCAATAGTAACCGTCGACATTCCTGATTGCCAGTTAGTATAACTAAGAGTAGTCTGTACGACTCCATTTATATAGAGAGTTAAGTTATTTGTAGTAGGACCGTTTCTTACCAAAGCAACATGATACCAAGTGCCAACCGATATCGTTGTCGTACTAGTTATCTTGATACCAGTCTGCTGATCATCTACGACTATTTTACCTGCACTGTTTAAACCTACACCTAAGCCTGCAACACTAGTGGGAGACCACAATCTTGCATCTTGTGAACCAGGAAGTGCAGCAGCATTAAACCAACATTCCCAAGTAAAATCTACGTCTTGGTCAAATGCAGTAGCATTTGAAGCAGTAACGATATAATCACCCGTTCCATCAAAAAACACACTATATGTTCCAGTAAATGGAATCTTGTCGATTGAACTATCGCTAATAGTATTATTATTATCACCATTGCTGCCATCGGCATGAATTAAAGCACCGACTTGCTTGAAATATGGATCTGATGTTCCTGTATCAGCTGGCCAAGTATTAGTTCTGATATTTCTTTCAACATCGCGCAGCGTCCAGACACCACTGGTATAACCAACCTGCGGCGTGTTGTACGTACCAATCAATCCACCTTCTGTTCTTAAACGCATTAGCTAATTTGCTCCCAGCTACAGATAGCATGAAATGCAGAGTTCTGCGAAGTAGAAAGCTGAATAGAAGTATTTTCTAAAAGATACATTGAAGTATCTTTACCGATGATAGACAAAGAAGAATTAGAAGGAATCACGATATTCTTAACTATGTTTGTATTTGCGCCAGCAACATTCAATTCTGCGGTAACTGCATAGCTATTAGTAGCATAGTTAGATATAGTCAATAAATTAATCTTATAAATGTTACCGGAACTAGATGGATTTGCTACGACGTTAGTTGTCGTAGAAGATACAGCTAATGTCGCAGTATTACCATAAATTGTACTAACATTTACTATGTTAGGATTGGCCATTTTATCCTCCGAATACTAACGCCATAGCGATAGATTTACCTGCTGATATGCCAGAATTTGCCCAATAAGTTACAGTACCGTTTGAAGAAAGTACTTGCGTAGAAGTACCAACACCGCCATTGGCAGATATAGCTGCAACTGCTATCGTATTAGTAAACGTGACAGTATTTGCAGCGGTATTAACCGTTACATACTGACCAAGATTACCTAAGTTTAAATTCTGTGCCATAGTTTACCTTTTAGATATTTATTTGCTTGTCGGTTCTTCTGCTGGAGCTATAATAAGGTCTCCACTTTCAACGAGTTTCATAATATTTGTATAATCTGTATTATTTTGATCTAATGGAACAAATGATGTTATGCCATTTATTTCAACATTAATACCATTTATTTCTTTTGTTCCAGGAAATAGATTGTATTTTAAATTTGTATAAATCATAATTCCGCACTCGCTGTCCAATGAAAATATAGGCGACCATCTGTTGCTGCCGGGTATCCCTCAGTAGAAGCACCACTATCTACAGCAAAAATTGCTGTTGTTGAAATACCACTAGTAGTATCTCTATTTGCTTTACCGGCAGTTCCAGCACCATCATAAACAGTATATGTTGGTGCTGCTCGTTTTTGTACTTTAAAAGGATGCCAACAACGAATGGCCGAACATGAAGATCCCGTAATAGATCCCCATTGTGATATTCCATTATATGTTACTGATCCTGGAACTGTACCATATTCATAACTTTTCTCATAATAACGTTGACATAACATTAATTCCTGTCCATACAAACGGCGTTCAAATGGAGTAGCTATAGAGCCAACTTCAAGTTGGACACCTGTGATGTAGAAGGTTGCGCCGTTGGTTCCAACGACTGAAACCGCGCCAGTTGCAGTAGCATAATTTGTTGATGCCCATGACCCTGCGGTTCCGCTGTAAGTAGAACCAACACCCAAACCAATAGACAAAATCAAACCATATCCATTTGTTTTTGATTGCGTAGAAGACCACGCCGTTGACGCTGTAGTATCACCGGGGATTGTAGTAGTGATATACGTCCATGTGTTAGCGGAAGAAATAGTGTAGGTAAAAGGATAAGAACGAATCGTTGATGCGCCGTCATAACCTTTTACAACTGCTCCAAAAGTACCCGTCAAAGAGCTATAGACGTAAAAAGACAGTGTGGACGTTTTAGCGTTAGCGGTTCCATACGCCATATCTGCCCAATTATATCCTTCAATGCTTTGCTGAAGAGCGAAGTAATCGGAAGCGCCAACGGAATACGCTGATAACGATGTCATGCCCAGATAGTTTGTAAATCCTGCGGGTGGGGTAACTGATCCGGCATTTTGCTGAATAGACAGCTTACTACTTTGGCTTATAGACAGATAAAACCTATCTACGGAATACGCTGACGCTGTTGGCGTCACACTCGCCCCAGCATTCCTCTGGTCAATTCGCATATCACCATTGATGATGCGATTGCGCATAAATCCGGTAGAATTTAATCCACCGGCAGCTCCTGCCAATACTGATAGATCGTTAGTCAGAGACATCTTTAATCCTTAAAAAGTAATAGTTCCTGAACCGGTAAACTTATAGATCTTATATGTACCGTCATTGCCAAAAGTAGGAGTTCCTGTAGTACTAACAGCATCAGCATAAGAATTTAGATAACGAATGATAACTATTCCTGAACCACCTGCACCACTTGCAACATTACTACCAGCCCCACCGCCACCGCCGCCAGTGTTTACTGTGCCAGCAGTACCAGTACCTCCTGATTGTCCACCTGCTCCACCACCTCCAGCTCCACCAGAACCGGCTACGTCCCCACCTGCATTATAAGCTCCACCACCACCGCCGCCAGCATATGTAACAGATACACCACTTATAGTAGAAGTCTTTCCTGCGCCGCCTGAACCAGATGGACCTGGATCATCTGCACCAGCATTTCCACCGGTAGCATTAGCGCCTCCTCCACCTCCTGATCCTGCACCAATAGAAAAGTTTCTTCCTAGACCGCCCGCATTACCTTGACCTGCAGTTCCAGAACCACCAGATCTAGTTCCTCCTGCACCGCTTCCATAACCAGCACCGCCGCCAGAACCGCCAGCTCCACCATCATTATCAGCTCCTTTACCGCCATAACCGCCACCTACAGCAGTAATAGTTCCAAAAACTGAATTTGTACCAGGATTACCATTAGTTGCAGTTACACTAGCTCCACCAGCTCCTACTGTTACAGTTATTGTATTACTTGCCTGAACTGCATAACCGGTATTAGTAAGATAGCCACCTGCTCCTCCACCACCTCCAGTATTAACTCCACCAGAACCACCACCAGCTACTACTAGATATTCAACTGTCGGCGGTGGAACACTTACAATTACACTCGATGAGTTAAATCTTTGTAATGTATATCTTCTAGTAGATGCAAGTTTTACAGACATTAAGTGATCTCACTACCAAACACACTAAATGAAAGATTTGAAGAACCGTTTGCATAAACAACAACAGAATCGTTTGCACCCATAGTTATACCAAGAGTCAATGCAATACTATCAAGATTAGAAATTGGAGTATCGTACGCAAGATAATGTTTTTGAGCCAAAGTATTTCCACTCGGAACAACTGCAAGACGAAATGCTCTATTGGTAGAATCAGGATTACATACATTAATAGTAGAAACTATTGTTTGTGTAGATGCCGGAACAGTGTAGATCGTATTAGAGTTTCCTGCTGCCGGAGCTACTTGACCTAATACTTTATAAGTTACAGTCATATTAAATTATGCTCCCATTAGTAAGAATGGATTGAGAATATCTGGTAATATTACAGTGGCCGAAGATTGATAACCGTAAACGTCGACTACGTATGTATTTGCAGGAGTCACTGCAAAATTAACCGTGTTACCAGACGTGATAGTAACGTCTGTACCAGGAATCTGTTTAACGCCGTTCAAGAATACGAGAATCTGATTAGGCATGTAACCACCAGATACAGTAAACGAATTTGCTGTTCCGTTGGCTGTAAACTGTTGAGACACTATAGTATTAATGCCATTAGCCAATAATGCAGAAACACCTATAGCATCTATCAAAGAACCGCTTGGCGGAGCTGTAGTTACCGTAAAAGTAGAACCGCTGGTTACAGTAACTTCAGTACCCTTACGAAGCATAACACCGTTGAGATATACATTCAAGTTGTTAGCTACATATCCACCACTTACAGAAAATGTAGTAGTCGTACCGTCTCCAGTATACTGCTGCTGAACTGCTTGGAAAGTAGTACTTCCACTACTCGGTGTCGACCAATATGTCGCTGAACCGTTGGTAGTTAATACTTGACCGCTAGAGCCGTTTGCGCCATTTGCTGTAAAAGCACCAGTAATAACGAAATTATTTACGGATATCGATTGTCCATTCGAAAAACCACCACTAGATGCAGTTGACCAATATACAGTAGTTCCATTAGAAGTCAATACCTGTCCACTAGTACCATAACCGCCGTTTGCAGATATACCCGCAGTAGTACCGACTACTATATTAGCGTTATATGTATGTACACCAGTTATCGTATACGATCCAGAAGTGTTCACATAAGATGCTGCAGCAACGCCGCCAAGATTATTAGCATTGTTTGCAGTGAGTATAGCTACGTTAGCTGCCAATCCAGCAGTAGTCTGGTAGTTAGCTAAGTTTGAAGTAAGTTGTGCATTAGATACGACGTTAGCAGCAGATACGCTGCCAACAAAGGAAGTATTGTTAGCTGTAAGTGTTGCAACGTTTGCAGATAGACCAGCAGTAGTTTGGTAATTAGCCAAGTTAGCAGTGAGTTGTGCATTCGATACGACATTGGCCGCAGAGACAGAACCAACAAAACTTGTATTATTTGCCGTAAGTGTAGCTACGTTAGCTGACAATCCAGCTGTAGTCTGGTAATTTGCTAAGTTATTTGTTAGATTTGTAGTAGTAACATAGTTAGCTAAGTTACCAGACAGCTGTGCATTTGAAACCACGTTAGCTGCACTTACTGTGCCGACATAAGAAGTATTATTAGCTGTAAGAGTAGCTACATTAGCTGACAATCCAGCTGTAGTCTGGTAATTAGCCAAATTAGCAGATAATTGAGAATTTGAAACTACGTTAGCTGCTGATACAGAACCAACAAATGATGTGTTGTTGGCTGTCAAAGTAGCTACGTTAGCTGACAATCCAGCCGTAGTCTGGTAATTTGCTAAGTTAGAAGTGAGCTGCGCGTTGGATACTACGTTAGCGGCGCTGACTGTGCCGACATAAGAAGTATTATTGGCAGTACCAGTAAAAGATGTAGAATTTATCGATACGTTTACAGACGAGTTACCGACATAAATTGGATTCTTTGTATATGAACCATTGTAACCAGTTTCAAACCAAACGTTTGCACCCGTTTGACCAAGAGCTATACCTTCAAGCGAACCAGATGATGAATATGCAATAATGTCAAGTGTGTTACCAGTATAGTAAGATTTAGTTAATCCACCGGTATTTCTACCAATTTTCCAATTACTATCGCTAAGACCATTGAAGTAAACGGCGCCCGTATTTGTGGTAAAAGTAATTCCGTTACCGCTAAAAGTAATATTAGAAGAAAATGTTTGTGTATTAGTCCAAGTATATTGTGCCGCTGTGTTTACAGATACAGCTCCAGGAGATGACCAATAAGTTGCGCTACCATTTGAAGTAAGTAATTGACCAGCAGAACCAAGAGAGCCGTTTGCACTAACAGCTCCCACATATGCAGTAGTATTAAAAACTGTCGGTACTAATATAGAAAGATTACTGCTATCACTGTTGGCATATATTGCCCAAACGGGACGAGAGCCATACGTTGTATTAGATGTATAAAAAACGAAGTTGTCGTCTGATTGCTGAGAAAAAGCAGCATATACAGAAGTGTTAACGGTTTGGAATTTTAACTTTTTATCGTTGTTAATATGAATGTTTGCGCTATATGTGTGTACGCCAGATATGGTATATGTACCAGAAGTATTGACATAAGATGCTGCTGCAACGCCACCAAGATTGTTGGCATTATTAGCTGTTAGTATTGCGACATTCGCTGCCAATCCAGCAGTAGTCTGATAGTTAGCAAGATTACTTGATAACTGAGCATTAGATACGACATTAGCAGCAGACACACTGCCTACATAGCTCGTATTGTTAGCTGTAAGTGTTGCAACGTTTGCAGATAGACCAGCAGTAGTCTGATAACCAGCAGCTGCAGTACCACCAAGATAAAGAGAGTTGTTAGCAGTACCGTTGATCGTCTGCGAGAACGTAATAGTATTACTAAAAGTCTGTGTGTTTGTCCAAGTATACTGTGCATCTACGTTGACAGAGAATGCTGGAGTCGACCAATAGATTCCTGTTCCATTTGCAGTCAGTACTTGTCCAGAAGAACCTATTCCACCATTAGCGTTTATAGACTTCACTGTTATAGTAGATGTGTTTACTACAGTGTTACCCATAGTAAATGATGTTGGAGTCAAGTTGAAGTAAGAAACACTATTACCCATTTGCATGAGTGAAGTGTTTACGAAAAATAGATTGGCTCCTACTTCATAGATACCACCTTGTGGTGCATAGTGATCAGATCCACCAGGACCATTCCAACCAGGAGTTCCAAGAGCTATAGCGGCGCCGATAGCTGTCTGAGATACGCTTCCTTCATTTTGAAGGAAGTTACCGCTTATGACAACGCCGTTACTTAAAGTAGCATCTGTATTGGCGTTTAACTTTAAATAACTCGTATTAACGCTGGAAGTATAAGTTCCATTCGTTATTAAAACTCTACCGACCGTAACATTCGAATATGCTGTAGAATTACCCACAGCAACTGCAGTGGTAGTATAGATTCCAGTAGAATTACCAAAATTGTTTGCAGAACCAAGATATGTTGCAGAGTTTGCAGCTAAAGTTGCTACATTCGCTGCCAATCCAGCAGTAGTCTGATAGTTAGCTAAGTTTGCAGATAATTGTGCGTTGGATACGACGTTGGCAGCAGATACGCTACCTACATAGCTCGTGTTGTTCGCAGTAAGAGTAGCTACGTTAGCTGATAATCCTGCAGTAGTCTGATAGTTAGCAAGATTACTACTCAACTGAGTATTAGTTACTACGTTTGCTGATAGAGCGATAGTAAGAGTCTTAGGAGCAGCATTTGATGTCGTAAGAGTAATATTGCTGCCATTAGCAATGACTAGAGTATCTTCACCTACTGCAGTGATACTAGTCTGACCAGCTACTTCGATAGTCTTAAAACCAGAACCAAGACTTACGAATACGTTACCGGAACCTTGATCCGTTACATTGAAGCCAGTGACCGTGTCGAAGTTAATAGCAGTAACGTTAGTAACAGTAGTGTTGACAGTACCACCGTTACCTGCAGTACTTCTTACAGTGATACCTCCACTAGAAAGAGTATCCCAATAGACTACTGATCCGTTAGATGTGAGTACTTGACCAGCAGTACCAATCGTACCATTAGCTGAAATAGCATTGACTGCGAGCGTAGATACGTTGCTACCTACTTCGAAGTAAGTCGATCCATTAGATGAAAATAGCTTTTTGTCTGTGAGATTGAGGGCTAACTCACCAGCATCTATGTACTGGGAGTTTCCAGAATTGGTAGTGTTCGGAGTACGCCCAGTGACAGACGTCCTCTTGATACGAATCTTATTGTTAGCCATCTGGCTCCCTCATCATCAGACATGTGTCCGAGGTTAAAAGTTCTCAGAAGTATTTACTTCTTTTTTACCGCTCTTCTTTGTAACTTTTTCTAGCTCAATCTCGAGCTGCTTTATTCTTTGTTGAAACTGAGCGTTCATCATCTCAGTATACTTCAGCTGAGTATCGACGAGGAGCCGATTCTTGGTCAGCTCCTCGATTTCTTTTAGCATTCTTTCAATGTATAGGTTGACAATTTCAGGATTCATGATATAATTATCCTATAGCCGACAATGATTAGAAAGAACCACCGTCGATTGTATCATAGACGAGAGCGCTGCCATTAGACTGAAGGACGTATCCAGAAGTTCCAAGAGACAGCTGAGTGAAGCCATCTGAGGAGTTACCAACCAAGATAGCGTTGTTAGTGATCGAAGACAGTCCAGTACCACCTGAGTTACCGGCAAGCGGAGTCGACAGAACGAGCGTATTAGCTACGATGTTGACGCCAATGGTACTATTAGCAGTAATCTGAACATTAGAAGTATTCGATACCAGAAGACAAGTAAGTCTGCAGAGTAGCAGTACGGTATGAAGCATCAGAAGTATCTACGTCGTTGTTACCTGAAAGCTCTTGAGTCAGGTTGTAGAATAATTTCCAAACACCGTCTGTATGATCACGGAACAAACCAGTGTGGCGTTCTTGACCGTCGTAGTAGTTAGCAGCGATGCCGATGTCTAGTAGGTCGCTGCTATAGTTGTTACCAGCGAGATAGATCATTGGGTCAGATACAATGACCGAAGCAACGTTGACTGTAGTAACGTTACCAGTAACTGTCAGATCACCAGCGATCTCAACGTTACCATCGAACTTACCGTATACTGAATGAACGTTAGCAGCATTGACGTCGAGCCAACGCATCGTCGCGCTACCGAGGTTATAAGTAACGTTCGCCGATGGCATGATGCTAGTGTTGACAACAGCATTGATCGACAGGATGTCGCTGCTACTATCGCCGAGCTTGGTAGTACCGTTGACCGTAAGGTTAGCAGATATTTCAGCATCTGCTGCTTTGATCATCGCCGAAGCGGCGTTAACAAGAGTACCAGTTATCGTAACGTTGGCGCCGAGATATGAAGTACCGTTTACTGACAGCTTATCACTTGGCGCGCTGTTACCAATACCCAAGTTACCGTTAGCTACTGAATAAAGAGCAGTACCAAAGTTGGCTACGTTAGAAGCTGCGTTAACAGAACCACTAACAAAAAGATTAGCAGAACCTCCGCCGCCACCCTTTACATTTAATATACCAGATGGTGTTTCATCGAGCTTAATGCTACCAAGGTATAGAGAGCTTCCGCTTAGGTACAGATCTTTCCATACCATAGAAGAATTGCCAAGAGAATAACTTCCGTTGGCTGAAGGTATGATGTCTGAACCTAATAGTCCATTGACTGTAACTTTATCGCTAGCATTGCTACCAAGGATAGTATTGCCGTTGATAGTGATGTCATTGAACGTTACGTTGTCAGTAGTAGCTACTGGCTGACCGATGAAGACGCCGGAAGAGTTAGCAGTAACGCCAGTATTGCCTACTACATGAACGCCAGTAGCGTTAACTGTAAGACCGTCACCAGAAACTACGAACACACCTGATGAGTTAGAAACCAGTCCGTTGTTAGCTACGATGTAAGAAGCTAAGTTCGAAGTCAGAGCATTATTAACATTCAGATCAGCTTCAGTCTTGCTATTTAAGTAAGAAGAGTTGTTAGCAGTAAGCGCGCTGTTAACATTGAGGTCAGCTTCTGCTTTACTATTCAGATATAGAGCATTGTTAGCTGTACCATTGATAGTTTCAGTGAACGTATGAGTATTAGTCCAAGTATAACTAGCAGCAGTATTAACTGAAATAGCACCAGAAGGGGCCCAGTAAGCTACGCTACCATTGCTGAACATGACGTCGCCAGCACTACCAGTACTTCCATTCGCAGTAAGTGTAGTGACTACAGCATTAGCTACGATGATCTTGTCGATGCCAGAAGTAGAGTTAGCTACAAGAGCTTGATTGGCTGTAAGAATACCCGGATTTCTAACACCGGCAATAGAAGCTGCACCGGATCCGTCTGGAAGACCGATCCACAGTGTGTTACTTGCTTGTGTGAATGCCAATTCGCCGTTAGCTAAGCCAGTTACTGTGCTGTTAGCTACCGAACGCTTAATTTGAACTTTGTTACCTGCCATAGCATGGGCCCCTTAATTTTTTCTTATTTATTGTTTTAGAAGCTTCCACCGTCTATATCTTTAGCAAAGCTGCTAACATCATATGTTCTCGTATTAGCATTATAGACCAGCGTATAGCCATCAGCTGGATCATCTGCTTTTACATCTAGAAGATTATGAAGATAGTTTTGACTTATAGATGGAACATTGTTTTTCAATTCTATTGCCGGTTGCGACTGCGTTCTAGTTATCGCAGTCGTGTTGGCTACGATACTAGTAGTCTTCTTAATAATCGCATTGATGCTCATGGTTCTGTCACTCTTGGATTGACTTGAACTAAGCCTTCAACGACTCTGGTCACGACATCATGTTGATCGATTAAGATCACATCATATACGTAGCGTTCTTTATCTAAAGAACTCGTAGTTGCAGAGTTCATGGTCAAATATATCTTACCAGTCTCGAGCTGCACACCAAAATCCACAGCATTTGCAGAAGTATACCACCTGCGTATTTGTGCTTTACCGCTATACTGGTCTAAACTTAAAGGATTTCCGGCTTCATCTGACAGATCGATTTCAGTACTGAAGTCTGTGCCCTGATCTATATTGATGTTAGCCTTAGTAGCCATCTACGAGAATCCTAGTCCATCTGACTGTAGTTCCACTAACAGACGGAGTAAAGTTTAGTAGAACGTGTGTAGTGTTTGAATCTACAGAGAACGCACCAATAGTTGTATTTGATACGATCGTACCGTACTCTGTACTATATACTGTTCCGCCGTCGTGAGCGGTAAGAATCTTTGTGATAACTTTGCTGTTTGCAGACGAATCTGATGCTACTACGGTATACTCTATACTAGAATAAGACGACTTTAGATAAGAATCTATAGTAGCTGCAGAAGTACCTACAGTCGAAGTGTTTCCACCGTCAGCATAAGACTTTGGTACACTGACCAGACTCCATGAACCGTTGGCGTTCAGATAGTACTGACCATTCGATGACTGTGTATCTGTCGGCGATATGATCGTAGTAGTAACTGTACTGTTAGCAAAAGTCAATCCAGTAGCATTGACTACTACGTTAGATGAAGAGTTACCAAAGTACAGAGAGCTAGTAGTGTTGCTGCCAGTCGCAGTAAAGAAGGTAAGAACGTTAGCACTAAAAGTACCAAATTGAGCAGTATTTGCTACTACGCCGTTGGCTATATACGTACCATAGATCTGAGCATTACCGGTAGGTATATCTGATTCGACCGTAACTGCAAGACGAGACATAGCATCTGCGAGCTCGTTGGTACGATTTCTCCAGAAGTCAAACGTATTCGTTACTGCTGTATTTTGTACTGTGACCGTCATTATTGTCTCTTTAGCAGCTGTTGCAACATTTCTTTTATTTCTCCGACGTCCCTCTTAAGATTTTGAACGTCTTCGACGGTATTCTTCATTTTCAGAAGTCTGTCTCTCTCTTCTCTGTATTTATTTAGAGCCTCATTGTCAGTATTCAGAATAGCTTTGCTTTCATTATCTCTGACAAGATTTGGATGATCCTTGACTTTGATATATTCCGTCATGATTAAGCCTGTACCGCCAAGACTCTCATGTCAGAAACTCTAGGAACTAGAGCTCTAGATTCAGCAGTCGGTACGATTTTGATAGCAAACTGTGAGTAAGTATCGTATGCGATGTTACTGTTCTGATCGTTCAAGAAAGCACCAGTCGGTGAAGCTAGACCAGGAATATAACCGAACGCAGTGTTTCCTGTAGATGAGTTAGCTACGAAAGAAGGTGTCTTATCTACAGTTACAGTTGAACTGTTGACTACCGATATGACTTGTCTTACGTTGAACTGCTTGTTATCAGCGTTAGACATGTAGATGTACTGACCAGCTTGCAGACCTGCAGTCGAGAACACAGTCACATTGTTAGAAGTAGTATTGCAATAAGTGTTGCTGATGAATAGATTGATGCTCTGAGGGAAACCGTAAACCAATTCTACTTGATCGTCAGCATTTACTGAACTAGACAGAAGACTCGTAGGTGAAGTCTCTCTGAGGAACGACCAATCCTTAGTATCAAACAAATCAGGATCAGCATCGTTAATGATCTTTGTATAGACTCTCAGGTTGGTCTTATCAGGACGATAAGCACCGAGATAAGCGATCATGTCTTCTGAGTTCTGGGAAGAAGCAAGAATGACAGTCTTAGAGATGTAACGAGAAGCTTCACCAGGACCGTTATCGATGTTCTCACCATAGAACGTAGAACTATCAATAGTTGCTGTAGCGCCGCTTGTTAGACCAGTAACTTGCGTGCTATTAGCAGCAAATACTGTACCACCAGAAACACCGCCCAGACGAAGGAAAGTGCTATTAGCAAAACAAACTGTACCTGAAGTACTTCCTTGAGTTACTATTTCACCGTTTGCAAAAGTTCCAGAAGTGTTAGATAAGAAAGTATAGAAACCATACAGATCTACGTCTTTAATGATCCAGTTATATGTGAAATGAGTCAACTTACTCAAGAAGTCGATACTTGGTGAGATCTTATTATTAGAAGCAGACATGTCTGCCTTAATTCTAAGAGTACGATCTCCCTTTCTTCCGACAGGAAGATTGACGAGCTCATTACTTCTTGAAAGAAGAGTTCTTTCCTTGTCTATGAACTCGTTAGATATACCCTCTCTAACAGCAAGATAAGTAGAATCCGGAGTGTAGATAGAGTCGTTGGCAACACCCTTGATAGACCAAGATATGTCTGTATTAGCTGGAGTTACATGAACGAAGCTTGGTGAGATCTGGTTATATGGAGGACTTCCAAGCTCTACTATTTTTGCAGTAGCGCCGCTGAACTCGCCAATGATCTTCTTTCCTACAGCTGCAGTGAAGTTGTTTCCAGTAGTAGCAGTAGACATATCGATGATCATGTAAGTGTAACCATCACGTTCTGTGATGTACTCGCTTATACTACCAGTGAGAGTACCATTATACAAGACTTTTCCATAGATAGCAGACCCGTCGCTAAAAGCAATTGCTGTATTGACTACTATCTGATTAGAATATGGTATATCAGTAATCGATACTACTTGAGCATTTGTACCGCCGCTAGTAGTTACGTAGATCACATTACCAACACCAAATATAGAACTATCCGGAACTGTGATAGTAGTGTTGCTACTTACAGTTACAGCATTCTGATAGATGCCTGTTACTACAGCATTACCACTAGCGTTAGCATTGTACACTGTACATGCACCAAATACGCCAGTAGTATTTGTAACTTTTAATACAGAAGAATTAGTGCTGTATACTATACCTACAGCCGTATTAGTTCCAGAAGGTGTACCGTCATCTGTTTGATAGATGTAGTTACCAGTTGAAATTGAACCAGAAAGGCCGGTGATGTCTAACCAAGCGTTGTCATATGAATTATCTGTAACGACAATTGGCTCACCTGGAAATGGCGTTCCTACGATGTCGCTAAGCTTGAGATACTCTTCATCAGGCGAATGAAATATGGCTGTACCAGAGTTGGCAGTAAAGCTAGCTCTGTAGATAGTAAACTTCCAATCTTCAGTAATAACTGGAAGCCAAGACCTATCATTAGAAGATAAGTATAAGTCACCAGTATCGTTGTTAGTATAGATTGGAGTGTTTGAAAGTGAGTCTCTCTGACCAATTTCAGCAGTCCATACTTTATAATCAGGATTACCACCTACTGGAAGAAGAACTAGAGCATACGACTTACCGGATTCAACAAATACAGGAGTCTCAAATTCAAAAGTTGTAGCTAAGCTAGCATTATCACTTGCCAGAGGCGGATACGTATCAGATGGTGTCTTAATAGCAGAAGCGAACGGAAGTCTCTCCAATGTTGGAGCTCCGTTATCAGTCGTACGAATCTGCAGTTCTATGCCGTAAGATGAACTTACTGATTTGAAGTAGATGTCGACTTTAGTAATGAAGATACCGGGTACACCAGCAGCTGGTTCATTGACATAGAAAGTCTGTGCAATAGGCTTCATATTATACTGTCTCCTGTTTCATATATTTATTGAGCTCAAGAGAAGGAGATTTAATGATACACGCTACTTTACCTATCATCTTTGCTATTCTTTTGGTTGCCAGCTTCTCATTTAATACAGCATCGGCAAGAATCTTTAAGATCTTATCGTTCTTGATCATAGCGAAAGTGTTTATCAAGATATAAGCTCCATACATCGCTTCTTTACCTGAAGCCATATAATTGATCATGATAGAATTCAATTCTTCATTAGTAAGAATGTTCTTTTCTGCCCATACTCTTAGAACACCACCATCTTTCATGATAGAAGTAGTTCCAAGACCGTTAACTGTATAAGTGTTATCACCATCACACCACAGATTGTAGACTGTCTCAGAAGTAGCTTTCTTTGCTTTGAAAGACACGAACTTCTCAGTCATACCAAACCAAGGATGATAGTTATTGACTAGATCTGGATCTGCACTGTGTAGCTTACCATTCATGTATAGAGGATGATTGCTAGTAGCGAACGGCTCAGCTGAAGTAGGACTATAGAAGTACTCGAAGTTAGATCCGTCTATAGTTTCTACGTACTTAACTGTATTGATCTGAGACATATCTGAATTGAATACTCTATCTCCGATCTTTATGTCCTTGATAGGAATTTCTTTTCCAGATTCAAGCATTACTAACGTATTACCAGTAAAGCAGCCACAACCGCAACCGCCGCCACCACCAGAGCGAGGAGGAGGATCAGGAACATAATCTTGAGTAGTCACAGTCTGAACTGCAAGACCAGTTACTATCTGATTTTGTGTTACTTCAGATGAAGATAGAACCGTCTGACGAGTATTCAGAAGCGAGTTTGCTCTACCTACAGAGAAAGCACTGGCGTAGTATACGCCGTCTGCTTGTGTCTTGATAGCGTCCATACCTTCAGTAAGATCGCTGATATCGTTCAGAACAAACTGTGTTTCTTGATGAGACGGAAATTTGTTTGGAGGAATCTTGAATACTCCGTTACAATTTCCATACTCGTCTGAATACAGCGGTGTACCAAACGGGTCCGTAAGTTTTGAATCTGCGATGTTATCGGTGTTGTAATTTTCAATGTCAGTAATAGGTGCACACCATCCAGACACTGGCACATCACCGAAGTATGCATACAAACGAGTATTTGGCTTTAGTCCTCTAGCCATAAACTTGATAGTAACAGTAGGTATGAACGGGATATAGTTGATGTTCTGAATAAATCCACCAAGATTATATTGAACATCAGACAAAGTATTATTGAGTACAGTGCCAACTTGTTGTTGAAGCGACTGTGTTGTCTGTAGAGTCTGAGTTACGTTAGTATTTAAAGTACCCGGCATATTACCCTCTTATCTACCACCAGATGGATAGTTAGTAGTCGTGTCGTTGTAGACTGTAGTATTATTTAACGTACTTGGTGCACTACCAACGTGCTGGCTAGAAGACGACGACGCAGTGATGAGCGTGTTAGCATAAGTCGTCGATATAGTTTCCCAATTGCCCCACTGAGTGCCCCATGCCTGTTGCAGGTTAATGAAGTTTTGAGCGAGATCGATGTTATTGACGACGTCTGGATTATTTACTGTATCTGGAGCCATAGAACCACCAGGTGTGAGCTTGATAGTACCTCTCCAAGTATAGATGTTGCCTTCGATACAGTTTCTATACTTCGATGCATAAGACTGTGTTATGTATGGAGTATCACTAGTGTGAGACAACATAACAAGCTCACCATGCTTCTGAACATTACTACTTCCTTCAGAGTCGAATATCATATCGCTACGCCACTGGAAGAATGAAGGTCTGATCTCAGATCTCTTTTGATCTACAGCGATGTAGAACTTAGGATGTTGAGTGTTGCAGAGATCAAAGCCATTGAATGGATCAACGAAGATACCGTTCTGGAATCGTGTCTGACCAGTCTGAGTACTGCGAATCTGAAGAGCAGCTGCAGAAGATTCTAATAGAGAAAGAGATGTATAGTATTCAAGAGTCTTAATACGAGAATCAAACTTACCGATGTCTTTCATCGTATAGCGTTTGATCTGTTGAGGCTCTGCCTGAATAGCTATATCATAACGTCCGTTTGCTTTAGCTTCATTGACAGTCAACGAAGGATAAGCTGGAACTTTTACAAGCGCCAGAGACATTGTGCCTGTCTTTTCTGGAGGTGCAGGTGGATTGTCTACGCCAGGATTGCCTTCGGTAACTATGATACTGCCGGTAGTATCAAGAGCGATACGATCAGTACGCGCTAGATAGTACTGAAGATCAGTAGTGAAGATACTGTCTGGAGCAGGAAGATATGGATTCGCTGCAAACGATATAGATGAACCAGGATTGATAGTAGCTGATACGATAGTATTGGAATAAGCTGCTGTATTGGCTACAGTAGGACGGAAGTCGATAACGTTTCTAAGATCATAGAAAATACCGTCTGAGCCAGTATATGTTGGGATCTCATAAGATCTAATAGTGCTCGTATTAGATGTGTTTACGTCATCAATAGGATATGAATTAGCATTAAAGAAGCCAACACCCTGCGAAGTATCTCTAGTGAAAGCTTCGAGTTCGACTAAAAGAGTAGTCGATGTGTTTAGTCTTCCAGCTAATTGATTACCATTGGCTGTCAATCTAGCTAAGCCATAGTGTGTATCTCTCTGACCGTTATCAAGAGTGAAGTATGACTTATAGTCTGGATTTGCTGTAGAATAAGTCTTACTGCCAGAAGTATCGGCGTATACACCTACTAGTTTATAAACGTCTGGAACGCCGAGACTGTAAGGTCCTTTTACTCCAGAAACGTTATTTGAACAGTCGATCTTAACATAAACAGTATCATTTAACACTTTCTTTATAGAAGTAGTATCTGATCTGTCGATAGTATAAGCTATCTGAACATTAAACGCTGCATTAGCTGCTTCATTAAGATTGAAAGTAGCGGTGTTTCCAGAGACAACGATAGTACGATTTGGATTATTAACAAAGCTGATAGGATCACCGATGATCCAAGCTTTTTGGTGAGTTAAACCTGTAGTAGTAGCACCAAAAGGACTATCCACATCCATTAATGTATTGTTAGTAATAGAAGTAACAGTTCTATAAC